GTTATATTCGCCTATATCTTTACCAATATATATATAAGCTTTTACTTTTTTATTGTTTTTGTCTAATACAATCTCTTTAATCTTTCTTTCATACAAACCGTGATATACACCTTCATATCTATCAATGCTTTGTAATTCATCGTGATTGCTATTTATAACTTCAACAATAACTTTTCCATCACCTTTAATTATCGCAGGAAAAAAAGTCCCTATAGGATGTACAAGCTTATAACCTTTTATATATCCTTTACGACCTTTACCTGTTCTTAATGTTCCATATACTGCTAAATTTAAATTATTTGTCATTATGCTATTCCTATCTCATCTGATTCAAAATTACCTAACTCTATAATTTTATTTTCATTATCATACATAGTATGACATTTTCTACAAAACCAACCTAATTCATTATTTAAAACATCAAACACAGTTTTTCTTTTACTTGCATTTAATGCTGTATTACAAACATAACAAACTTCTAATCTATCTTTTTTTTTCGGCTTCGATTGTCCCAATTTGTTTTGAATCCTTTAATGCACTAAGTTGTTCTTTAGAAAATCCTTGAAATACTGTTAAAGATTCTGTTTGACTATTTTGTTTAGGAAACATATCTTTTATTTCCATTAACATTCTAATAGCTCTTACCTTATCAGCATCTTTATCAGTAGTATCTATTACTTCTTTTGCTGAAGCTAATAAGTAGTCATCAGTAATTCCAAGCTCATCCATCATTTCTCTAATTTCTTTCGACACGATATTACTCACTCTCTTTGTTGTTAAAAGTCTTTTAGACCATATTTTAGCATATTCATCGCTTTTAGACCCAAAAGCTTTTTTATATGCTTCTTTTGGGTCTATTCCATTTGCAACGTATTTACCAAATATCCATTCTTTAGTGTTTGGTTTTTCTCTTTTAAGCCTATTGTCAGTACCAAAGTTATCCCTAGTAAAAGAATATATATTCTTAGGAGGGTCTCCATCCATTTCATTTTGTAAGAAATGTGTACCAAGCAAACAACGTATATAAGATTTTCCATTCATTACACCTTTTTTTAATATTTGACATACTTGACCATCATCTGATACAATCCAATCACCTTCATTACCTTGTTTCCAATAAACAGGTTTTTTATTATGATAAAGATTATATTCTGTAATACTATCATAAAGATAGTGATTTACTTTTTTTATGGTCTTTTTATACACTATGTATTAATGCTATTTATAGATGGAGGTATAATCATTTTATTCATAGGATACTTTTTTTTACCAAATCTCCAGGGTCTAAGTATATTATCAATAAAATTACCTATTTGTTTTCTTGTAGCACCATACTCTGCATCATCACAACAAGCATTATATCCGTGCATATAACCTCTACGAAATGATGAATCATCATAGTTTTCAGATGCTTTTTTTAGAGTTTCTTTTGTTATTTCTATTACTTTCACTTTCTCTCCTTTTCTTTATTTTATAAAGGCACAACCGTTGGTGGACAATAAGCTTCTATACGTTTATGCATACGTTCAAGTATCTTCACGTCTTCTTCATTATGCTTATATATCTCTTTTAATGCCTTTTCGTTACCATACATACCATCACGCCATAGTCTTGGTTCTACAGGAGTTTTACCTTTTATACCTAAAAACTCACAAGCAGTACCTAATCTATTATTATGTAGTTGTAATTTGCTTCTTACCATATAATATAAGTCTTTATGACTAACCTCTCTATACACAGGGAAGCGTATATTGTGGTCTAAACAACGAGTTCTTATAAAAGGAATATCAAACTTACTACCATAATAAGTAAATAGTAGGTCATAGTTATTCATTTCGTCTATAAGAGACTCAACAACCTTAGCATCATATGTTCCATCAAATACATCTTTTTTAGTTACCATAGCACCTACTACTTCATTTTTATCTCTTGGTTTAATACACCAAGACAACATAATGCCTATACTAGCTTTTAAGTTAGATGCTTCTATATCAAGATAACCTAAACGTAACTCTCTACCTGTTTTATAGCGTTTTGGCTTTCTTAAACCTAAACTCTCTACTTTACGAGAAACTGCCTTATAAGTACGTTTATACCCAGTATTATTTATTTCATTAAATAATGTATAACACGACTTATTAGTTCTTTCGTATTGTAATACTATTGCTAACTCATCTTCAGTCCATTTCATTTTCTACCTCTTCCTGTTCGGCTAATAGTGTAAGTAAAGAATCATCTACCTCATACTCTTCCCATTCGCCAGTTTCTGGATTTAACCTCTCTGCAACTATTATCATAATGTTACTCCTGTTCTACCATATCAAGTGTAAGTGCATAACCTGCAATATCTATTCTATTATCTTTTTTAGGTTTATTTTCTTCTCTACACAATTTTATTATTATCATAAATTTTGCTACATCAGATGGTGTGAACTCTATTCCCTTTAAACTAGACCAAGTTTTTGCAATTCTTCCAAAATGTTTTAAAGGATGACCGTAATCTTCTTGTCTTTTAGTAGTTACTATGCGGTGTGCTTCTTCTAATACATTTTCATCTATGTCTATTTCTGATAAATTAAACTTCATACCATACGATTCCAGCTATCTAACTCATTTACGCTATAAAATACTGGAACATTGTACGTTGTAGCTAACCAATGCTCTGCTTCTGCACCTGTTGAGTCTTTCCAACCGTTTAACATAAGGACTGCATCGCATTTTTTTACTATAGAAAAGTATCCTTCTAAGAATTCTTCACTTTCTAGCAAATTATCCCAATTTTTAGTGTTTAAATGTGGGCAAATTGCCGCCATTCCACGCTTCCATACTGCTTGAGCGGTTTCTTCAGCGTTTTTTATGTTTTTTTTCTTTGTTTTCTCGTCTGGGGCTGTATATTTTCCAGCTATGTATATTACTTTCATCTGTTATTCTCTCCTCGTCTCCTATATTTTCATATTCTTGGACATTTTTCCAATATTCTACTAATTTCTTACCATCGTTTCGTGTAAGTATGTCAACTAAGTCTCTCATACTAAGCCTGGGACAACTATATCTTTAAAATACGAACAATTTTTAGGATTACATTCTTTACCTGCATATTTTTTATCTATCCAATAGACCATTTTTTTATTTTCTTCACGTCTAAAGAAGTATCCAGAACATATACCACTATCGCTACCTTTACCATAATTGGCACAATGTTGTTTAGCTATCTGTTTTTCGTTCATATGCAAGAACTTACAACTATATAATATAATATGCAACAAGTTTCTTTTATTCTTGTTTTAAGTTAAAATATGTATTATCTTTAAGTGGGAACGAAACAGAGCTAAATTTATAATTTATATTTATATTTATTATTTAGTACGAATAAATTTAAATTAAATCCCAAATTTTTAAAATTTTCCAAAAATATTTTTCAAAACAAAAAAACAAAATTCAACAGCTAGAATCCAAAATTACAAGGCGATAATTATAATTTGAGATTTTTGTGTGTCGATATCTTGTTCACCCGATACGCCGTTCGCATATTACGTAAAAATTCCACGTAAAATTTTTAAAACATTATGCCACGTAAAAAATACGTAGAGGTGGGGTACGTATAAATTTAAATCTTATAGTTTATGTAGTTAGTATGGACTTTTTACGACGTAATAATTACATATATTTTTACTAGGTTTTTTTACTATATAAAATCGACCAGAGCGAATTTTATTTGTATTCTACTTATATTTGTTTAATATACTTGTATAATTATTATATTGTTTTTTGAACTTAACTTATATTTAACGTCGGGACGGCGGAGCTTAAACTTGTCAATTTGTGGTAGACTAAAAAGTCGATGAATTGAGAGCAAACAAATAATAGTTTTTTGAAAATTGGAAACCAACTTAAAAACAACGTTTTTTTATTACGTGGGTTAAGACTTACCTCAACTGAGGATAAGCGTTTTAAGGTACGTTCAAACCTTAATAATCATAATAATAAAGGAATATAATTATGAGTAGACAATCAAACGTAATGAATGAGTTTTTAACCGACCTAAGTAAAAATGGCTTCGAAGCTGAAGTTGTTGAAATTGGAAAGTTAAAAGAAAACCTAGACATTGAAGCGTCAAAACTTCAGGTAAAATGTCGTGAAGTTCACGAAAAATCAAACTATAAACCGCTAGACAAAGAAGGAAAGAAAATAGAACATTCTGTTTTCAATTCTCACATTAATAACCACTTTAGACCACAAAGTCCAGAGGCGGTTAAAAAAGCGGAACTAGAAAAAACCGCAACTAGGTTAAAGGTGTTGACGTCGCTAGTATTTTTGACTAAAGACAAGAGTAAAATTAATGAGGCTCTTGCTAATGATGACTACGACGTTCTAACAGAAAAAGAAATTAAAAAACTTAATTTAGTTTAATTTCTTAAATGGTGGGTGCAATTCCCACCAAAAATTTTAAATTCTCACGTAGTAAAAAAACAAAAAATAAAGGAACGAATATGTTTGTATTATCAATCTTATTAAGTGGAGTTGTATTTTTTAGTGTGGGTTATGCTTTAGCAAAATTAGAAGATAAAGATTATAATCCTAGTAGAATTTACAACCTTGGTTATTCCCACGGAATGAGAGACCACAAAAACCAAGATTCTACGTTTTATAAAAACTCACCTTACACGGAATAAAAAAAAAACCCAATTAAATTAATTTTTGATTGGGTTTTTTTTTTTTTAAAAATTGTAGTTCTACCAGTACTGGTAAATTATATTACGTAGTATTTTTTACGTCGTATTTTTTACCATAAAATCATACGTAATTTTTTTTACGTAAAATTTTTTATACGTTATACTTTTACCAGATAGAAAGGTAAGCGACATTACGTAGATAAAATACTACGCTTCATACACAATTATAAGTTTTTCCAGGTAGAGCTTGACCAGCTCGAAACGATACCAAGCGTAGTAAAAGAATCGTATAATTAGGTTAACTGGTCAAAATTTTGTAAATTTCAATGGGTCTTTATGCCTAAAATTGCAAATATCAAATTTTGCTTTTACGTAATAAAAACCCGTAACCATAAATAAAAAAAGGAAACGTATGAAATTAGAGACACGAGAAGTGGCGATAAGTTGTCCACGTTGTCTTGACGTAATAGATGGTTGTTCTTTACACCATCACCATTTACCAAAAGAAAAAGACGCAGACCTTACTATCTTTATACACTACGATAGAATTGTAGTAAAAAGAGGTAACGAAGTCTTATCTGAATGTAGTGGTACGTCATCTCCTTTTTGGTATCAAACGGCAATAGAACTATACGAAACCTACATAGATAAACTTGACGTTGTAGAAATAAACGACAGGTACACAGGTTGTCGCATACGTAGTGAAAATAAGGTTCCTTCTGAAATCATATTGAAACTACTATCTAATGCGTTGGTACTAAAAGAGTACAATGTTCGTAGATAACTTACGTAGATAACATTTATAATCATAGATTTCAATACGTATTATATTTTTACAAAACATTCAGATAGAAAGGTAACAGATGTTAAGTAGAAAAGACTACGTTTTATTAGCTAATATAATAAAGCGTAATGTAAGAGGAAAAAAAGATGGACGTGTACTAATATTAAGAGATTTCTTAATTGATTTAAGTGTGGAATTAATAAAAGATAATCCTAACTTTCAATTTACTACGTTCATTGACGCTATTGGTAAAGATATCATTGGCGTCGATTGGAGGTTTAATAAAATAACAACGAAAGGAAACAAATAATATGTGTTCAATATTTGGTCTTACAAAACCAGAAGGGCATATATCAGACGAACAGTTGCGTCTATTACATAAATCTTTTACAAGCGTTGCAAGTAATGCGTGTCAAAGAGGTAAAGATTCAACTGGCGTTGTAATCATATCGTCTACTGGACGACATCTTTTCAAAACGTTGGATTCTTCAGACAATGCAGTTCTTACGAAAGAATGGCAAACTGAAGTTCTAAACAATATTGACAAGAATACAATCTCAGTAATTGGTCATACTAGAGCGGCGACAACTGGCGACGTAACTATACGTAACGCTCATCCGTTTAAATACGGACACATTGTTGGTGCGCATAATGGTATGATACAAAATTGGGACGAAATCAAAGGTCATAAAGATAAGATGCAAGTAGATAGTGAAATAATCTTTAGTCGTTTAAGTCGTCTAAAATACAAAGACGCATTAGAAGAACTACTAGGTTATTACGCTGTCTCATTCGTAGACCACAATTATAGAGCGTTACACCTCGCAAAAGAAACCACGGCACCATTAAGATTATCTTATTGGAAGAAAGCCAAGACGTTATTTTGGGGTAGTACCGATACTATATTAAAAGATGGTCTTAAATTACACGGCTTAAATCTTAAGACGTGGGATATGCCAGACGATGCTATATTACGTTTTGATACAACAAGGTTTGACAATAAACCTTTTTATACAAAACAAGATATAAAACCTAAACAACGTTACGTCTCATATAACAATGCTTGGAATAGAAACTCGTATTCAACTTATACGGGTTGGAATAATGTGTGGAGAAATCCTAGCGGAAATACCAAGATAGAATGCGACGGGTGTGGTAAAAAATACTTTATGAAAGACTTACAAGTTGTAGAAGATGACTACGTAGGCGGTCAAATAGATGATGTTTATGTAAGTGATGAATTGTATTTTTGCAACTCTTGTTACGCTGAAATGTTACAACGAGAAGGTTATCAAAAATGTTTATTTTGCGATGACGAAATTATTGTAACAAACGATGACGACGATGAGTTGTGTATGGATTGTAAAAGTAAAAATAAAATGTATTAGAAAGGAGGAAAAATGCCAAACGAAGAAACACCTACTCACGAATGTTGTAATTGCGATTCGGAATTTACCGCAGACGATATGAATACAAGTGATATTACAGGTGAAAACTATTGTGTTGATTGTTTTTGGGAGGTACATACTACGTGCGACGATTGTGATGAAACTTGCTTAAGCGAAGATATAAATTATTGCGAAGCAAACGAACGTCAATTTTGCGACAGTTGTGAGGACTATTATAATTGGCGAGAGTGTTGTGGCGAATGGTTTCCAGAAGATTATGACAACAATGGTTCACCTTGTAATTGTAATCACGATAGAATACATTCATACGACTACAGACCAAATCTACGTGTTTATGATTATAATATAAATCGTGATAATGGAAGTCATCATAGAGGTTATAGTTACGTATTTAGAAAAGAAATTACGATGGGAAGTAGTAAACTTTTCAAAAACTATAATCCACGTAGACCACTTACGAAGTGTGTTATGGGCTTCGAACTTGAAGTAGAACAAAAAACTGGAGACGGAAAGCTAGTTGGTGATATGGCAGAAGATGTTACGATGTATAGCAAGGACGTAAAAACAAAAGAACCTTTCTTGTATTGTATGCAAGACGGCTCATTGTCTAACGGCTTTGAAATTGCGTCTTTACCTTTTACAGAATCATATTATAAAAATATAATATATCGTAAAAGAATGATGAAGAACGTACTTTCAATCTTACGTGGTGAGGGATATCGTTCTTACAATACTCGTAATTGTGGTATGCATATACACGTAAACAGAAACTCTTTTACTGGAGACGTTCACTTGTATAAGTTCCATCTTATGTTTTACAAAAATGAGGAGTTTATACGTTGGTTTTCAAATAGAAATTCCGAGAATCTGGAAAGGTGGTCAAACGTATACGGAGTAAGTAAGGATAGAATTAGGAATAGGATAAAGAGAAAAAGCTCACCTAAATTTTACGCCGTACACATTACACCTAAAAATACCGTAGAGATTCGTATATTTCGTGGGACGTTAGACTTTAAAGCGTTCTGTAAAAATATAGAGTTTGTTTTTGCTTTGAAAGAATTTTCCTCAAGATATTCAATACGTAATATGAAAGCAGGAAGATTCATACGTTGGTTGAAAACAATAAAACGATATCCTAACTTAACATACTTTTTTGAAAATCTAAAACCAAGAGATGGTTTTGATTATTGGAATGGAGTACGTAGTTGGGAGGATTTAAAACCATATACTAAAAATGATATAAAGGAATATAAAATACCTACGGTTTACGAAGAAATAAATCGTATGTAATACTTTAATCAATTCATTTATCTAGTCTACTTTACGTAGTTTAACCGAATCATATTTTTCTACTAAAGATGTAAAAAACTTCTTGACAAAGTCTTTTTACGTCCTTAAATTTAAATATTGATTCGGTTAAATAAATGAAAAATAAATATAATACGTATATAAAAGAATTAAGTAAATCTAAATTTAAATCTAGATACGAAGGCAACGAAAATTTTTTTCACGCATCTGGCTCTGGACTTTGTATACGCAAACATTATTTTGGTTCTGTACTACGATTAGATAGAAAGGAACCAGATAATCTTTCAAGGCTTCGTTTGGGCGATATAGTCCACGACGATATACAAAACGCTTTGAAATCACAATCCTCAAAAAGATACATAACCGAAGAAGAAATAATTATACCCGAATATAATGTACGTGGTTTTTTTGACGTATTAGACCTAGAAAAGAAAAAACTTATAGATATAAAGACGATAGGTGGCTATAAGTGGCAGAATATATTTGGTCGTAACAAAACCGATTCAGTACATAATTATAAATTACAACTTGGAACATATGCAATAGGTGTAGAAAAAAAATATAATATAAAACTACGTAGTATGTCTTTAATGTTTTACAAGTTGGGAGACCCAAAGGCAGGAGATATACGTGAACTTCCTGTAAGTTTAATGTATAAAAGCGAGGCAACGAAATATTGGAGCAACGTAGTTGATACGTTGAAAGAATGCGACGCTACAGATACATTGCCAGAACTAGGCCTGGGAACGTCTCCAGCAGAAAGTTGGGAATGCAATCCTCAATGGTGTGGATATTTTAAACAATGTCTTGGTGGACTTAAACCAGAATTATTATGAACGAGAGTTTACATACGTTTTTTTGTATTCCTTTTAGTATTACAACGTTTGTGGTTCGTTGTATGCAATCTACGATTGTGGTAAACTCTCTAAAATTTTCCAGAAAATAAAATAGGACAAGGTGTCTTATTTTTTTCAGATAGAAAGGCAAGTTAGGAGATAAGAAAATGAATGTAAAGTTAAAAAATGATATTGAAAAATTA